GGCTGGTTCGATTCCAAGGGCGGCTCCACAATGCCGTGCCCCGTCACGGCAATCGCCTGACGCATGGGCCGACATGCCCGCTCGTGGCTGTGTGCAGAGCGGTGGTTGACCTCCTTACCAGCCCGAGCAGACTCTGCACACAACGGAGGTCACAGAATCCGCAAGCCGGTTTGTGAAGTTTCCCGGCAGGATGTGCGTCAACCGCCAGCATGGAAACGTGCTGGCTTTCTTGATATTCCCAAGCCGTCCATCCGGGCGGCTTTTTGATTTTACGGCAAGAGAGGTGGTGACGTGGCCAACGAAGAAAATCTCATCCCGTTCAACGAACGAACGGAGAGCGAACAGAGACAGATCGCCCAGAAGGGCGGCATTGCTTCCGGTGCGGCCCGCCGCCGCAAGCGCAGCATGAAAGAAGCCGCCGACTACTATCTCAGCCTGCCGGAGACCGACCGCCGCCGGGTGAATGCCCTGCTGCGGGATGAGGTGGACAATGAGGACATCGACAATCAGATGTCGGTGGTCATGGGCATTACTGAAGCCGCCAAGCGCGGTGATGCCCGGGCGGCAGGCGTGCTGCTGAAGATGCTGGGCGAGGAGACCGTGCAGGAGGACCCCGCCGCCGCTGCACTGGAAGCTGCCCGCAAGCTGCTGGGAGGTGTGGACAGTGCCATTGACTGAGTTTCAGCAGGAGTTCCTTCGCAATTGCTCCCACCGCTGGAACGTCAAGACTGGGGCCACCCGCTCCGGCAAGACCTATCTGGACTGCGCCGTTACCATCCCCAAGCGCATCTGCGCGGCCCGGGACGAGGGCCTTTGCGTCATGCTGGGCAACACCCTCGGCACGCTGGAACGCAACGTGCTGGAGCCCATGCGGGCCCTCTGGGGTCCGGAGCTTGTGGGCGTGGTGCGCACCTCGGCGTCCGGCAACATCGTGCAGCTGTTTGGCCGCAAGGTGTACGTGCTGGGTGCCGACAACAAAAAGCACATTGCCCGCATTCAGGGCGCAGCCTTCGAGTACGCCTATGGGGACGAGATCACCACATGGGACGAAGGTGTATTTCAGATGCTGAAAAGCCGTCTGTCCTGTCCGCACAGCCATTTTGACGGCACCTGCAACCCGGATAACCCCCAGCACTGGTTCAAGCAGTTTCTGGACAGCGACGCGGACATCTACTGTCAGGCCTACACCATCGACGACAACCCCACTCTGCCGCCGGAGTTCGTGGCACAGCTGAAAAAGGAGTACGCGGGCACGGTCTACTATAACCGCTTCATCCTCGGCCAGTGGGCCGCAGCGGGCGGCATTATCTACCGCCCTTTTGCAGACAGCATTGCCTCCGGGGATGGCCGCTTTCTCTGGCCCGCAGCCACCCCCTGCCGCCCGTGGCGCATCCACATCGGGGTGGACTTCGGCGGCAACGGCTCTCGGCACGCATTCGTGGCTGCCGGCATCCTGCCCTACTACGCGGGGGTCGTGGGTCTGGCATCCGCCCGCATCGACCCGAAGGATCAGGATGCAGACTTCCTCGCCGCGCAGCTCATCGATTTCTGCGCCGCCGTGTTCGCACGGTACGGCGAGATCCACTATCTTTTCTGCGACAGCGCCGAACAGACGCTGATCAACCACATCCGCACCCGGCTGCGGGCCTGCCCGCTTTCCTGGCTGGCCGACCGGGTGCAGAACAGTGCCAAGATCCAGATCATCGACCGCATCCGCCTGACATCCATTCTCATGGGTGGCGGGCGCTTTTGGTATATGCCGGAAGCCGCCACCCTGCGGGATGCGCTTGCTGCGGCTCTTTGGAGCCAGAAGCACCCCGGCGTGGATGAACGTCTGGACGACGGCACCACCGACATTGATACATTGGATGCGTTCGAGTACACCATCGAACGCGATTACAGGAGACTGACTGCAAGATGAACGTTGCCGCTTTTATCGATCACCTGAACAAAACAAAGCATCTTCACCTCGATGCGGACTACTACGGCAACATCGAAGTCTGGCGGCAGTGGTGGAAGGGCGACGTGCCCGACATCCACGACCAGAAAGAGGACACACCGGACGGCAGCACCATTTCGCGGCGTCTAGCTTCCCTGCGGATGCCGAAGCACGTCTGCGAGGACTGGGCAAACCTGCTGCTCAACGACAAGACCACTCTCCAGATCGGCGATGCATCCACATCTGCCTATCTGCTGGGCAGCGATGAACAGCAGACCGGGGGCCTTTTGCGGCAGCTGCATTTCTGGGAGAACGCAAACCGGCTGGTGGAGCAGGCCTACTGGTCGGGCACCGGCGCTTTTGTGATGAGCGTGGAGAACCTGACGGTGGATGCCTCCGGCAACGCTCTGCCTTCGCCGCAGGGGAGCATCCGGCTGGACTACGACCCAGCCTGCTGCATCCTGCCCATCAGCGTGGAGCGCGGCGTTGTGACCGAAGCGGCCTTTGTGTCCGAGTGCATGATGGGCGGAAAGCCTGCCGTCTACCTGCAGACCCACACGGTCAGGAACGGCAGCCGCACGATTACCAACGAATGGTTTGAGGTGACGGACGACATCTCCGGCACGCCGAAATTCGCGAAGATCACCGAGGACAAGACCCCGCCGGGCACGGTAAAGAGCATCACGGTCGGCGGCTCACCGGCATGGTTCAGCCTGTTCAGCCCGGCGGCTGCCAAGAACATCGACGGCGGCATGGGGCTGGGCATGAGCATCTTCTCCGAGGCGCTGGACGCGGCACAGATGGTGGACTACGCCTTCGACAACTATCGGCAAGACATCCGCCTCGGCGGCAAGAAGATCTTCTATGACCGCTCCCTGTGCCGCAAGTGGGTGGACAAGGAAGGCATCGAGCACGCCGTGCCGCCGGATGCCGTCCACCGGCAGATCTTCTACGAGCTGCCCACGCCGGAAGGCGGCATCGACCAGCCCGCTGCATGGCGGGAGTATAACCCCGACCTGCGCACCGCTTCCAACCATCAGGCGGTGCAGGACGCGCTGGACATGATGAGCTTCAAGTGCAAACTGGGCTGCCACCGCTATAAGTTCGATCAGGGCACCGTGACCACCGCCACCGAGTACACCGGCAGCCGTCAGGATCTGGTGCAGAACGCCAACAAGAACCAGATCCCCATCGAGACGGCACTGATCGGCATTCTGCGGGCCATCCTGTGGGCCGCAAAGAACCTGCTGGGCGCACCGGTGGACCCGGAGACCAGCATTTCCGTCAACTGGGACGACAGTTACATCGTCAGCGAGGCCGAGCGCACCAGCCAGCTGCGGGAGGACGCTCTGGCAGGCCTCGTGCCCCGCTGCCGGTACCTCTCCGCCCGGTACAGCCTGAGCGAGGAGGAAGCCCACCAGTGGACAGAAGAAGCCAAGGCAGACAGCCAGTCCGAAGAGCAGATCACCTTCGGGGGTGCCTGATGCTGCCGCCGTCTTACCTCGACCAGATGCCGGATGCCTTTGTGCAGCTCTGGCAGCAGGTCGAGGACGCGATCTTACAGGACGTTGCCCGGCGCATCGGCAAGATGGACAAAGTGACTCCCACCGCTAACTGGCAGCTGTGGCGCTACCAGCAGACCGAGGCGCTGCGCAACGACGTGGTGAAGCTGCTGGCGAAGTACACCGGCAAGAGCGAAACGGCCATCCGCAAGCTGCTTTTGCAGGCCGCCACCGAAGCCATGGAGCGGGAGGATGCGATCTATTACCACTACGACATGGAGCCGCCCCCTTTTGAAGAGAACGCCGCTCTGAACAACCTGCTGGATGCCGGCGCGCGGCAGACCTGCGGCACATGGCAGAACCTGACCGCCACCACGGCAAACACCGTCACAGGGGCCTTTGAGCGCACACTGGACGCTGCATGGCTCAAGGTGAGCACCGGTGCCTTCGACTACAAAACCGCCGTCAAGCAGGCCGTGGACAGCCTTGCAGACGACATGCCCATGGTCACCTATCCCAGCGGCCACACCGACAGCATCGAGGTGGCCGCCCGCCGTGCCGTGCTCACCGGTGTAAACCAGACGACTGGCAAGCTGCAGGTGGCCCGCATGGACGAAATGGGCTGCGAATTTGTGGAGACGACCGCCCACGGCGGTGCCCGTCCTTCTCATGCAGAGTGGCAGGGCAGGCGCTTTCACCGGGGCGGCGCGGTGGACTACAAGGGCAGGCACTACCCGGATTTTGAAGCCGCCACCGGCTACGGCACCGGCGCAGGCCTTTGCGGCTGGAACTGCCGCCACACCTTTTTCGCGGTGTTCCCGGAACTGGGCGACCCGCCCCAATGGACACAGGAGCAGCTGCGGGAGCTGAACGCCCGGAACATCGAGTGGAACGGCAAAAAGTACACCGCCTACGAGATATCCCAGATGCAGCGTGCCAGGGAGCGGAACGTCCGCCGCTGGAAAAAGCGGTATCTGGCCGAGGATGCTGCCGGGCTGGACACCACTGACAGCGCTGTGCGCCTGAGAGCAGCCCGCCAGAGCCTTGCAGAGTTTGCACAGGCCACGGGTGGCCGTGTGGACAGCGCCCGTGTCAGCGTGCCCAAGTTCGGCAGGAGCGAAGCCAGCAGGGCAAGCGCACAGGTGCGGAAGGTGGAGCCGCATAAGGTTCAAAGCACACGGGGTAGCGGCGGCGCATCTGGGCAGAATGGAAAAACCGTGCGTAAAGTTTTGGGAAAGGTCGATACGACCAACACAAAACAGGTTGACGCGCTTAAAAATTCGTTCTGTTCTGGCTATGCAAAATCTGACGTTGAGCATATGATGGTCATTACAAAAGATGGAGAAGTCCATTATATGACCGACAACAATCCCAGAGGGGTTGACTGTTCGTATCTGGGTGGTAAACTGGAAGGTAGTTACAACATTCACACCCATCCACCGAAAACCACGCAATATTCTTTTAGCACAGACGCAGATATCCCCGGCGCATTCGCTGACGGTACTGCTGTCATGGAAGCGGTTGACTACAAATACCGCTATCGTTTTGTTGTACCTGAAAATATCACGTTTGAGCAGTGGGAAGCCGTGTGTGAGGAAGTTCGCGAGGAGCGAAATGCCGTAATGGAAAGCAGAGGGTATGGCTTCGATGATTATGAAGAAAATATCCAGCATGTCATTATTGACGAAACATGCCGCAGACTTGGCTTGAAGTGTTATCACAGGGAGAAGCGAACATGATTTATACTCTGGAACAGATTGACCAGCTCACAAAGGAAAGCGTCCGGCGTGAAAATGCGCTCATTGCTGAATATCGGCGTACACATACAGTCCCCGGCAGAGGGGTTATTTCTACTCCAGAAATTGATGCCGAGCGTGCAGAGCAAAAGCGTCTGTATGGGGAATACCTCAAAGCTCTTGCCAACAAGGATTAACCACCATCCACCCGGACGGTGGTTTTCTTTTACCCATTTTTCAGGAGGTACACTATGGTTACTACGGTTCTTGTTGTTTTGATGATCCTTGCGCTGCTTGAGATCGTTCTGCTGAACGGTGCCCGGCTGTTTTTCATGATCGTATCTGCAATTCAGACCGCGCAGGACGATAAATACACGCCGCACCCGCACCCCAAAAAGTAACACCGGCTAAAACACCCCTGTTTTAGTCGATATCAAGCACGATGCAGTTTGCACCGTGCTTTTTTTCATGCCGTTTTAGCTCATGTTGGCAGAGCACCGGTCTCCAAAACCGGAAGCGGCAGGTTCGAGCCCTGCAAACGGTGCCATGCGGCGGGCGGCGCGTACCCCGCCCACGACCGAATACTGACAGAGAACAGTGTAAAAAACTGAGGTCTCACACACGAAAGGAGTTTCCACCATGAAGCGTGAAGACGTGAAGAACAAGATCCCCGGCATCACCGACGAACAGCTGAACTGGATCATGCAGGAGAACGGCGCAGACATCAACCGGGAGAAGTCTGCCGCCACGGCCCTGCAGACCCAGCTGGACAACGCAAACGCCCAGCTCAAGACCGCACAGGACGGCCTGAAAGCCTTTGACGGCGTGGACGTGGCAGGCCTGCAGGAGCAGGTCACCAAGCTGAAGGCCGACATGAAGGCGCAGGCCGAGGGCTTTGCCTTCGATAACGCCCTGAATGCCGCCATCATGAGCAAGAAGGGCCGCAGCGTCAAGGCAGTGCGGGCTTTGCTGGATCTGGATGCCTTGAAAGGCTCTGCCGACCGCAGTACCGACATTGCAAAGGCACTGGACGATGCTGCCAAGGCGAATCCGTGGGCCTTTGGTGAGGACGGTGCAGCCGGTGTGGCCGTGGTCTCCACCGGAGCCGAGCACGGTGCCCCGCCCGCCAACGAGAGCGATGGTGTGGAAGCCGCTTTCAAATCCCTGAACCCTGAACTGAACCTGTAACAACGAAAGGAGATTTCTATGGCACATGCAAGTCAGGAGCGTTACTCCGCTCTGGTGGATGCAAAGCTGCGTGCGACTCTGGTCACCCGCGACAATACCATCTTCAACAACCGCTACGAGGGCAGCCCCAAGGCCGGTAAGGTCAAGATCCCTGTCCGCGACACTGAGGTTGCCGTCAAGGCCTACGACAAGGCAAACGGCGTGGATGCCGATGCCGGCACCACCACCTATCTGGATCTGGACATCGACAACGACGAGGCCGTGAACGAGATCATCGACGGCTTCGACGCTGCATCCGTGCCCGACGGCATCACCGCCGAGCGTCTGGACAGCGCAGGCTACTCCATGGCTCTGTCCATCGACAAGAAGTCCATCGAGGCGCTGCAGGGCGCAGCGGGTGCCAACATCAGCGCCACCAAGACCGCCTGCACCGCTTCCACCGCCTACAAGGAAGCTCTGGCCGCAAAGCGCACCCTGAGCCGCAACGGCGTGCCGCAGGCCGGCCGCTGGATGATCGTCAGCCCCGAGTATCTGGAGCTCCTCATGCAGGACGACCGCTTCATCAAGCAGGGCGATCTGTCCCAGCAGCTGGTGCAGACCGGCGCAGTGGGTCAGATCGCGGGCTTTGCGGTGTACGAGTCCAACAACATGGATTTCGAGAACACCACCCGCGTGGCCAGCAAGAAAACCACCACCGAGTTCATCTGCGGCCACCCCAACTGGTGCCACCGCGTCATGGAGTGGCAGACCACGGTGCACCTGCAGGATCTGGGCGGCTCCGGCAAGTACATCGGCGCATCCGCTGTGCAGGGGCGCAAGGTGTACGGCATCAAGGTGTCCAAGCCCAAGACCCTGTACATCAAGCGCATCGAGGCGTAAGGCCATGCTCTACTGCACCTATGACCAGTATGCGGCTGCAGGCGGTACAGTGCCGGAAGCGGCCTTCGGTGTGCTGTGCAGCCGTGCTTCCCGCATGATCGATGCCGCCACCTTTGGCCGGGCAGAGAGCCACGCCGCTGGGTGCGAGGCCTGCCGGGCAGCGCTGGCAGATGCCTGCGCCCAGATCGTCGGCCTGCTGGCCGCTGCGTCTGCGGCGGGC